TAAGAGTAATACGAAAAAAGAAAAACTCAAAAGAATTATCACCCAAAGATGTAATATGTGCAGTACCTTGGATGCATCTAGCATTTGAACCTGATGGTAAAATTGTACCATGTTGTCTGACTAGTCCTTATAATTATTATGCAGGAGATCTCACTACCGAACCAATTGAAAAGATTTGGAATAGCGATAACATGAAGTTGTTACGTAAAGAGATGATGGAAGGTCGTGAACCTAATATATGTTCTACGTGTTTCAACCAAGAAAGAGTTACTGGTGAGAGTTCCCGCATATTTCATAATAACGATTTTAAGAGTGTATTAAAAAACATACCAATCATTACTGAAGCCGACGGAACCTGTAACAAAATGGAATTGAAATACTGGGACTTTCGTTTCAGTAATCTATGTAACATGAAGTGTCGTAGTTGTGGCCCAAGATTTAGTTCTGCTTGGGTACCCGATGCTAAAAAGCTAGGTTGGATTTCAAATCAAGAAAAAGTTTGGAATATTGAATCCGTTAATAATATGTCAAATTTTGATTTCCTAAAAGATCAGGTTAAACATGTTGAACGAGTTTATTTTGCAGGTGGTGAACCCTTAATCATGCCAGAACATTGGCAAATACTTGATATGTTGATTGAGAATAAACGCACTGATGCGTATATTTCATACAATACAAATGCATCTACTCTTACTTATGGCAAAAAGAATGCGTTAGATTATTGGAAGTTATGGAAACCCGGTAAGGTTGAAGTTTGGACAAGTATTGATGAGATAGGTGAAAGAGCCGAGCTATTACGTTCAGGAACTGTTTGGCATAAAGTTGAAGATAATTTAAAACAAATGGCAGCACTGGACAACATTGTAGTTCGCCCCGGAATCACTGTTGGTGCTTGGAATGTATTCAGACTCCCTGAAATCATTGAGCATTTAGTAAATATAGGTGTAATTACTAGTAAGCACAATCATCAAAATTTCTTTATCAATCTATTACAGTTTCCAGAACACTATCATGTAAGTATTCTTCCGGATCATTTCCGCAAAACAACATTAGGAAAATTGAAGACTTTCATTAAAGAGTTTAATGCAAAACATAAAACATCTATCGACAACCGTTTCACTCATATCATACACGAATTAGAAAAACCTCATAGTATGAAAAATCGTTTGAAATTTATAGTAATTTCTAACAGTNTAGATAAAGTAAGAGAAGAAAATATATTCAACNTGATACCAGAACTTCAANTTTTAAAGGAACTAAAATGACACAAAGAATTTTAATTATGGGACTACCTGGATCAGGTAAAACTACATTAGCACAAGAATTGCAAAAACAATTACAAAATGCTAACAAATTAGTAGGTTGGTTAAATGCTGACGAAATCCGTGAACAGTACAATGACTGGGATTTTTCAGAGTCAGGACGCATTCGCCAAGCAAAAAGAATGCGTAAATTAGCCGACAAACTTACTGCATATGATTATATGATTGCTGACTTTGTAGCACCATTAGTAGAAATGCGTAATCTATATAAAGCAGATTGGACTATTTGGGTAGATACTATCCGTGAAGGTCGTTATGCAGATACCAATGCTATGTTTGTAGAACCCGAAGTATATGATTTCCGTATCACTGAACAAAATTGTGAGAAATGGGCTGAATTTATTACAGATCATATTGTTGAAAATCGCAGACGTCCTGTTTTTAATTGGAAAAAAGAAACGGTGCAGATGTTGGGGCGCTGGCAACCATGGCATGATGGACATCGTGCATTATTTGATAAACTGATACAACGTACTGGACAAGTTGTCATACAAATTCGTGATGTACAGGGTTGGCAAGGCAGTAATCCATTTGAAATTAACCAAGTTACTAAGTTTATTCGTAGAGATTTAGATCCAATATATCAAGGACAATATGAAATACAAGTAGTACCTAATATTGTTCACATTGGATGGGGTCGTGGAGTTGGATATACCTCGGGCGAAGAGACATTTGATGATGCTGTTACGGATATTAGTGCTACAAAAATACGCAAGGAATTAGGCCTTGAATGACAATAAGATACACTGAGAAAAACATCTGATAAGTAATTAATATGAAAATTGATACTGAACATTTACATTTTTGGATGCAGGCTATACGCCAAAGTCCTGATCCCATGCGTACACTTGATGGATTTTGGAGTGGGCAACTCAAAAGTAAAGAATGGTTAATTGAAAAATTAGAACCATATGTTCATAAGCCATCTTTCATTGAGATACACGGTGGCTGGTTAGGAATATTATCTAGTATGATATTCCAAAGTAATATTCCAGTAACTCAAATTTGGAGTACTGATATTGATCCGGCATGTGAACCAATAGCATCAATGATGAACAAACAAGAAGAAATGGTCGGTAGATTCAAAGCTATTACCGCAGACATGTGCCATCTTTCTTATTTGCGTCAACAAGAAAACGAATGGTCTGTAGGTGACATAATTATTAACACTAGTTGCGAACATTTAACACAAGCACAATATGATTTTTGGTTGACTCAATTGCCTAAAACAGCATTGGTAGTAGTGCAGAGTAACAACTATGATCTACCAGAACATGTTCGTACCGCAAAAACATTAGCAGAATTTAAAGAACAAAGCAAGATGAATGCAATGTGGTCTGGTTCACTAACAACACCACTATATGAACGTTGGATGATTATAGGATATAAGAATGTTTAGTTTTGATGAGTTGTCAATAATACATATTGAAATTTCAAATAGGTGTCAGGCCTCCTGTCCTATGTGCCCTAGAAATATTCACGGGGGCATTACTAATCCTCTATTACCCATCAATGATTGGAAAATAGATGATTTTGTAAATATATTTTCTAAGGAAATACTAGAACAAGTTAATACGGTTAATTTCTGTGGTAACTTTGGGGATCCATTGATGAACAATGATCTGATTAAGATGTGTGAATACTTAAAAACTAATGCCCCAAATATAGAAGTATTGATTCACACAAATGGTAGCATGAGGTCTACCATTTGGTGGAAAACATTGTATCAATCATTACCAAATAAACATAATGTGATTTTTGCCTTAGATGGATTAGAGGATACACATCATTTATACCGCATGAATACCGATTACAATCTGATCATCAAAAATGCTAAAACTTTTATTGCTGAAGGTGGAAACGCNGAATGGTGTTTCATTAGATTCAAACATAATGAACATCAGGTTAATGATGTTGAACAATTATCCAAAGAATTGGGGTTTAAGAAATTCACATTGAAAAACAGTAGACGAATAGGTAAGGGGCAATTGTTTCCAGTAGTTGACTCCTTAGGTAAAGTTTTATATAACATTGAAACTCCTACTGATAGCGTGATTAAATTTGTTGGTAAAAAAGAATTATCAGGGCATCAACAATGGGAAGATGCCGACAACATAAATTGCCTAGCAATTACACACAAAGAATTGTACATTGATGCTCATTATCAACTTAGTCCTTGCTGTATGATAGGAGCGTTCTTGTATACAAATTATGATATTGATTTTCTTAAAAAATTTAACTTGTATCAAGAAGATTCCGTAATTGAGGAGGGTATAAAAATAAAAAATCAAGTATTAGAGTTTCCTCGTCTTAATGTGTTAGATACGGGTTTAAAGAATATCATTAATACTGAACAATGGCAAACAATGTGGCAGAAAAAATGGAAGGATCGATCAAGTTCTACTTGTATTATAATGTGCGGATCATCTAGCCCGTACCTTGGTGTAGATGAACAACGAATTAAGATAAAAACCAATGTTTAAGTTTAATGTATTAAATCAGTTACATTTAGAAATAACCAATAACTGCCAAGCCAGTTGTCCCATGTGTAATAGAAACATTAACGGTGGATTAGATAATCCACTAATCAAAATACAAAATTGGTCTTTGGAAGATTTTAAATCCATCATGTCCTTAGAGATACTTCATCAAATTAAAAGTTATTACTTTTGTGGTAACTTTGGTGATCCTATGATGAATAACGACTTAATTGAAATGTGTAGTTATTCTAAAACCGTAGCGCCTGAGGTTCATATAAGTATTCACACTAACGGTGGCGCTAGGACTACACAATGGTGGAGTGAATTGGCTATTTCTCTTCCAAATAATCACAATGTTGTATTTGCCTTAGATGGATTAGAGGATACACACCATTTGTATAGAATCAATACAAAATATGAAACAGTGATTAAAAATGCCAAAGCATTCATTGCCGCTGGAGGAATAGCTGAATGGGTATTCATTAGATTCAAACACAATGAGCATCAAGTAGAGAATGCAAGACAGCTTGCAAATGAAATGGGGTTTTCTAAATTTACTATTAAGAATAGCAGTCGATTTATTTTAGAACCACAAGTTAAGGTAATGAATCGTGATGGAACTTTATCTCATTATATAGAACCTGCATCAGATACTCCTTTAAAATTCATTGACAGGAAAACTATAGATTCGTATAAAGACGTATTAGAGCATTCAAAAATAGAATGTAGAGTACAAAAAAACAAAGAAGTGTATATTGATGCTTATAAAAATTTATATCCATGTTGTTGGGTGTCAAGTGTCCCTTATAGTCACATTCCAAAAGATGGTGCTTCTACTGTTAGGACGCATATGTTAGAACAACACCATGAACTAATGAGTAAATTAGGAGATACCAATACGCTTATTCGTTCTGTAAAAGAAATCATAGAAAGTAATGAATATCAAAACGTTTGGGATAATTATTGGAACACTAATAAATTAATAGTGTGTGCGAGGACATGTGGGGTGAACACCTCGTTTGCTAAACCTATGGATCAAATTGTAAATGAGTGAAAAAATAAAAAATTATATTAAATTAATAGAAGAACGTACAGGATCTCCTACGTTTTGTGCTTTACCCTGGATTCACTTAGCTACTCGACCCAACGGTGACGCTAGACTATGTTGTGTTACTAATGCAAGTGGTGCAAGTACAGGAGATCACACTGTGGGTCTGGTGAAGAAAGAGAACGGCAAACCTGCCAACTTTGGACGTGAAACCCCATTGGAATCATTCAACAATGAATACATGCGTGATGTGCGATTAACTATGCTAGACGGAAAGATTCCTGCTAGTTGTACTAAATGCTTTGAAGAAGAATCGAACGGCGTAGTAAGTAAACGTCTATGGGAAATGTATGAGTGGAATCGTGATGGTTTAGATTTTAATAAACTCATTGATGAGACTGATGAGACTGGTAAAGTGCCACCTATCATTCGTTACTTAGACTTGCGATTAGGACATACATGCAATCTAAAGTGCGTGATGTGTAGCCCGCATGATAGTAGCAAGTGGTTGCAAGACTATGATAAGTTAATAGCTAAAACAAAAAGCACTATAGTTATCAAACAAGTAGAGTTTGACAAGTCTGAATTCAATAATACTTGGTATGAAAAACCAGAATTCTGGGACGATATCTTTGAGCAGATTCCAAACATCACACAACTATACTTTGCCGGCGGTGAACCACTAATGATTAAAGAACATCGTAGATTCTTGAATGAGATAATCAAGCGAGGATATGCTAAAAATATAAATCTACGTTACAATAGCAATGGCATATTTGTTAATGAAGATATCATTAATGTTTGGAGTCAATTCAAACAAGTTAGATATGCATTTAGTATTGATGGAATTTTTGACCGTAATCATTATATTCGGTTTCCCACTAATTGGGAAGACATTGAACGTAGTTTATGGTTAATGGATTCGGCACCGGACAATATACATTGTGCTATTGCATGTGCAGTGCAAGTGTTTAACGTTAAACATATCATTGACTTTGCTAAATGGAAACTATCACAGGGTTTTAAGAAAATCAATAAATTTAAACTAGACGAGTATGAAACCGGTGGCGGAATTATTAATCTACACTTACTGTATATCCCTACCTTCTTAAGTGCTAGGATTCTACCACAAGAAGATAAAGAGCAGTTAGTAAGAGACTTTGCAGAGTTTAAACAATGGTTATGGGATAACTACAGACAAGATGATAACTTCTGGCATGACAATCCCTATGGATGGAAGCGTTGGGAAGGTATCTTAAAATTTATAATGGCCGAAAACCATACTCATTTACTTCCTGACTTTAAAGAATATGTAAATAACTTAGATAACATACGAACAACTGATGCAAAAACAATTTTCCCCGAACTGGTAAACATATTATGAAAAAATTCCCTATAAAAATTATATCTACACTAGAACCCAATGTTCTTCAAGTAAGATTTATACCCACAGATATTTGTAACTATAGTTGCTCATACTGTTTCCCCGGTTCAGGTAACGTCGGTAAGTATAGATATCCAAAAAACGTTGAAACTATAATTAAGAATTTTCGAATTCTATTTGATGCTTATACTAAAAATCTCAATAAGACACAATTTCATTTGTTTTTTACCGGTGGGGGAGAACCCACAATGTGGCCTCATATTGAAAGATTTTGTGAAGGAATAAAAGAGAAGCATGATGTTAGATTAACTGCAATTACGAATGGCTCAAGAACCATTAGATGGTGGGAAGAAAATTCTAAATTCTTTGATGCAGTGAATATAAGTGTTCACCATGAATTTGCTGATATTGACCATGTCATTAATGTAGCAGATATGTTACATGGTAGAGGAGTTAAAATGCTTGGCTTAATGTTAATGGATGCTCAACATTGGGATAAATGTGTTTCACTAGTCGAAAAAATGAAAGATAGCAAGTATCCCTGGATGATTCAGACAAAAGAAATTATTGATGCACCTCTCAGAGGAATGGATGCATACAATGAAGAACAAATTGCATACGTAAATGCTAGTCTCAAGCGTGTTCCGGATTCTGATTGGATCATTAAAAATTATGATATTCTTAGACCATATGAGAGTGTAGTAATGTTCAATGACGATACCTCTTTCCCAGCAAGAGCGCATTCTATTATTGTTAATCGGTGGAACGATTTTGAAGGTTGGAAGTGCAATGTAGCACTAGAAACATTATTAATCAATGCTGACGGGTCTGCAACCGGGTCATGTCAAGAACCTGTATTCGGAGATAATATTCCAAATGTATTTTCAGAAACATTTGAACAAGACTTTGCACCTATCATTGATTTCAAACCAATCATTTGTCCAAGAAAAACATGCGGATGCCAACCCGAAACACACGTTACGAAATCTTTAGTTTTGTAATAGGTATATCAGCAGCGCAAGTACAGAAGTTTCTGTCACACGTGACAGGTTTTGTTGGACTAACAAAGTTACTGTTATATATGTTGCCTAGACTTCCACCTACTCTACACGTGGCTCTGTGAACGTCCCCATCCCAGTTAATCATTAGGCTTTCTAGTCCGGCATTGCATGACCAATCTTTGTATTGGTTCATGTGAAGTTTGATAACATCATTAGAATGCATTATTGTATCAACATCAATCAAACAATTGCCTTGAACTGTAGCTTCTTGTTCTTTAATCCAATCTAAGTCTTCAGGTGTATATCGCAGGTCATCAAACAAATCAGGATCACCCTCTGTCCAGCGTATTCTTCTGATTGCATAAGGGATGTACCATACTTTACACTTTACAACAATATCTCTAACTTCGTTCATTTTATTATGTAGGGCCATTATGTTAACCATCAACTTATCTTTAACTTCAATGACACTGGCTATAGTATCTAATATTTTGCGGTAGTCATATTCAAAATGGATGCTAAAAACATAATGATCAACACGTTGTTTTGTGTACCAGGCCGCTGTTCTAGTCCCATTAGTTGTTACACTAATCCAACTAACTCCTGCATCTCTACAGTATTCTATAAGTTCCGAGAAATTAGGATGTACTGTTGGCTCTCCGCCGGTGAAGCTGAGGCGTATGGGTTTATCTAACATCTTTAACTTGTCTACCGTTGCTTTGAGTATTGCTATATCAGTGTGTGGACTACTGTTATCATGTATACTACTTGGGCAATAACTACAATCATAGTTACAGCGTTTGCCTAGATTCCATTCAATCTTAATAGAATCTTGATGTGGCCAGCGACTTGTTATTTTATACATAAATTTTAAACTCCGGGGTAACATCTAAGAAACTTTGGTTGCGTGTAGCATCAAGTTGCATATTAAAGTTAATTGTGTCATTCCATAAATGATGTTCATCTTTTGCCTTCATAAAGTTAATTACACCCTGTATCTGATTCAATGTCAATTCATATAGCATTGGATGTTGTTTTACTAGTTTAAAGTTTATCAATCTTTCAGATACATCAGTTAATCTTTCAGTAACTATATTCTTTAAACGTTCTGGTAATACTTGTGTGCTTAGACAGTTAGGATACTTGACCATGTTAGTGTAGAACACAATACCCAAATCATCTAAGAAGTATTCAATCATCTTATCCAACACTAATACGTTTGATACTTGAACTGCTACTGCACCTACGATTCTACTGATGTTAGGTATCTTTTGAACTTCTTTGANATTCTTAATTAATGTATCCCAATNAGCATTNCCCCTGATATACTCATAAGAGTCTTTCATACCATCAATACTTACGTTTAGTGCAACAGACTTAAAGTATGGCCAGTAGTCATAGATATTGCGACTACCTTTACCTAGCATACTCAGGTTAGTAGCATATTTGATTTCAATATCTTTACCATAGGGCTTGAGCATGTCAAGTATTTTATAGTGCTGAGGATCCATTAAGGGCTCACCACCGGCAAACTCTACTCTGCGAAAATACGGTAATAACTTTTCGAAACTATCCCACCAATTAGGATTGTCTTCAAACTTATCTAAATGAGGCTTATTCTTTAGATTGTGCTTATCAACTAAGCCAACAATGATATTGTTTTCTTTCTTATAGAAAGGCTCTACTACTTCCCAATCATTCCAACTTGTGCTATCTACTGGATGACACATACGACATTTAAGATTACATAAGTTGTTGAGTTTGATTTCCATTGTAGGGAATTCAAATGGCATGTTGAAATGTTCATCCATACCATTCATAGCATGAGGGTATAATGTAATGCGACTCTCTGG